TACCATAGTAGGTAACCGGGGCTACCGCTACATTGCTTGGCGACAGTTCCATACCTGCGGCAGACATCAATTGGAATTGAATGTTAGCCTTAGTATTAATAAACATATACTCTTCAAAGGGAGTCATACTTGTGATTTCACAGTAGCTATTTGAGGAGACACGAATGTCAATAGGATCTGTGGTGATAATATTCTCTGCATCCTTCAAGAAGAGGGATTCATATTCACCCATCTCAGATGAGAAGATAACATCATCAGCGGAGAACCACAGTCTATCTTTAAAGACTGCGATGGAGTTAATCTTTACATGCTTTAGACTCTTGCGGTCTACGGTCTTAAAGATACTTGGTCCCGGATTGGTTGTCTTGTCACCTGTGGTTCTAGCCGACCATTTGATTGGCTCAATGTTCCATGCGGTTACATTGGATGCATCAATAGATACCACAAGCTTCTGTGGCATTCTTCGTGGATCAATGTAAGAGTGTTCATCAGGTGTTCTAATCTTTTGAAGATAAGGTCTACCTGTTGTAGTAATTGCTGTTGTGTGTGTTATGGTATTAGGACCAACTACAGTGACACCCGAATAAGTATAGATACCTTTAGTAGTATCATTTGAATCGTAATAATAAGTCTGCTCAGCTGGGTTCCAACTAATGACTCTATAGTATCCACTTGTTGTATTTAGATATGGATTGAGTGTGAAGAAAATCTTACCACGACCCTTGATAATTCCATTAAGAAGAGTGTCACTATCATAGAGAGACTCAAGCATTAGCTTAGCAGTATCATCTGTAGGACTACTTAGTTTGGCGTTGTTAGAGAACCAATCATCCTTTTCAGGGGGTAGTCTAATAGTAGATAAATCATCTACACGACTTCCTAAGTAAGCCTGAGCTGAATTGTAGTAATAGTAATCATCCGCAGAGATGTAGTCTGCATTAGTTATATTAATAGTATAGGTAGTACCTGTAGTAGCAGCAGTTAATAATCCCGGAGAAATGGTTGCTACTCTTGTCAGACCTACATAGCCTGTAATAGTATATGTCCCAGCTCCACCATTTACAAGAACAATTGACTGTCCTTTATAAGCATCATTTAGAGTGGATGCAGATGCTGCTAGTGTTATGGTAGTAGCACCGCTAGAAGAACTAGCAGCCAAAGTACCAACAACACCTAATGTGCTAATATTAATTGAGTATCGACTTGTGCTAGAAGGATTTGTAATAGACCAAGTACCCAAAATTGTAGCTATTTTAGTTACTCCATCATAATCCGTAATTAATTTTGTTTCTGCTGCACCAGTATGGTTTGTTACAGTAATAAGCATCCAATTATAAGCATCATCTACATTAGATGCCGTTTCTGCTAAATCAATGTGATTAGCCGCACCACCTGTAGCTAAGCCTGTGATTAATGCAGGTCGCCAGCCAAGTAAGACATCATCTGCAGTACCTGCTGTATTGTCTTCACCTGTGTCAAATACCTTAGCAACCTTAGCTGCCGTATAGTATTTAATCTTACGACCATTGATATCATCGGTTGCAGTTACTACACCATTAAGATCAAACAACTTACCCTCAACATCAGAACTGAATCCCGCTCGTACATTCTTATTAAGAACAACGACACTTGATCCCAATGATACAGCCTTAAGGGATTCCTTGGCTGTCTTGTTGTTGGGGTTATGTGTGATGTATGCACGGCTGTCTGTCTTAACAACGCCAGTGGCATTGGTCTGATCTGCAGGAGTTAGATCTTCCCATGTACCTGTAGGGTAGACTCTAAAAATATAGAATAACTTATCTGCTTCAGTTGTTGCACTAAAGTCAACTACAACAAGGAATGTATTCTCTTCATTAATACTGTACCAGTAGTACCATAGATCATGGGTTGCTGGGACATTAGCTAGAGAATATAAATCTAATCGAATAGCGGTTGATGAGGTATCCCATGATGTTGCATTGGCTGCAGTCTTCTGGGGTACAATTTCAAAGCCGGGTCGCTTCTCAAAGTTACGCTCTAGGGAAACTAAAGCATTGTCAATATTCTCTGCTTCGTTTGGTTGCCGTCTATTAGGCGACTGTCTACCAACAGAGTTAGTTGTGAAGACAGGAAGTTTGGTTGAGGCATAGCCAGCCTGTGGGCTGCGTCTGCGAATAGCCATTAAAAACCTCCGGTACGAAAGTACCTAAACCGATTTGGATCACTTAAATTACGAGAACGCATTGCTGAACTTCTAGCTAGATTGTTATTACCGAAGATGTTTTTCTTCTTGTCATTCATATCTGCTGCTTTGCTCTTGAGAGTAAAGAGTTGCTCTTGGTATCCCAAGAAAGCATCAGTAGCTTCATCACCCTGAGTAATACTCTGGTAGTGACGCATAGCAGTAGCCATGATGGCTCTCTGTACTGAAGTCTCTAGGTTCTCCCAAGGTAACTTCATTGTGAATTCAATATAATATGGACCATCAGCAGACTTCCATACATCAGTATCATCAGTTACATTCCACATACGAGCAGGAGATGCATTGTTTAATACTCTTGCTTTGATCAATCCAAGTTCTGGACTAATATGTTGTGAGATTAATTCAGCAGCTAGAATACCTGACTCATCAGAGTCTGGGGTAGGCAGAGGAATGTAACCATCTGCTGTTAAAGTAAACTTACGAATATATTTATTGTTAGCAAGACCTCTTAACTGATGGTCAATGCTTGCTTGTTCAAGTAGAGTATCAGCAATACCAGTATCAATACCCGACTCACCTTCAAGGTCAGCTACAAGGTTCTCACCTGAAGCCAGTAGCATATGATTAATTGCCTGTAGCTTAGTTATTAAGCCCATAGTAGCCTCCTTTAGTTGTTAGAAAAAACCCACCGACTCCCACTTAAGGGAGCCGGGGGTAGATAAACGATCACCTCCGATTCAAACTAGTACTAGAAACTTGTTATGAAGGAGAAGAGTAATCATTAGCTTGTGAAGTATTCTGCGCCGAAGCCACCAGTGAGATTGTCTGTACCAGCCTTTAAAAGATCACGAATCTCAAGGCGGGTATTAACAGCTGCAGCCGTACCATGACCAGTAATAAGCTTGACCATCTCAGGCTTAATGACACCAGTACCCTTAAGCATGCTGCCTACGGTAAACTGAGTATTACGGCGAACATCCTGCACGGTGTCAACCTTCATGCCCATGAGGGAAAGACCAGCAATGGCTTCTGACTGGAAGATAATACCATAAAGTGCAAATGCAGAGCAATCCAAGTTATACTTGGAACCACCAATGTTATTAGCAGCGGTGATATGATTGATCTTTGGAATATGGTTAGTCTTAACAATTCTGACACCCATGTAATCAAGGCTGTCAGTCATTGCGTTCATACCCTGTGAAACTGGAGCACCCTCAAACAATGGGTTATTGGTATAGTTGTTAGTTGCGGCAACTACGGCACTGGTCCCAACAACACCTGAACTTGTAATAGCAGAGAATGGTGAGCGCGGAATACCAAGCGCACGGATGACTTGGAATACCTTTGGAGGTACAGCGCAATAGACGCTACCAACGGCAACATCGTTCTCCTGACAAGTAACGAGGTAATCCTCAATTGCTTGTAGAATGAGAAGTCCTTCAGTATCTGAAGTTAATGAAACAAGAGTAGAAACAGTTCCAGTTGCAACTTGACTTGGAATATGGAATGCAGCGGCTGCAAGACCACGCGGATCTCCGGTTACTGGAGCCAGAGCACCTGCGGCTACGAGTGCCATCAGAATCTGACGATCACGGGTGCTAGCAAGGGTGAGTCCAGCCTGACGAGCCAACTCAGAGCGGTAATCCCACTGAGTAACGAGCAAGTCAACATTGTCAGTTTCAAAGTGAGCTGCCATTGGACGCTTATCAAGATTGACCTTGATAGTGGTCGAGGTAGAATTCGTGTCACCACTGTAACCACCGAGTTCAACACCCGAATTCCAAGATGGGTTAAGACCAACAGTACCCGTAATTGGGAATTCATAAGAGAATCCACCAGTAAGAGTCTTGGTGGTAATCATGTTTTCAAACATATTAAATTGATCATATGCATTGATGACTTCACCCGACCAAAGTGGTAACCAAAGCTTATTAAGTGGAGTTGATCCACCTGAAGTGCCATCTGCTGCTGCAGTACGAGGAAGTGTAAAGTCTCCAAAGGGGACATTTGTGCTAGCGAAAGTAGTTGCTGCCATTGTAGTATTCTTTCTTAAAAAAGATCATATCATTCATATCAAATTGTAAGACAAAAAGTTCTCAACCGTTTGATTATTCCTAAGGGAGTCTTTTTGTTGAGTGAGTTTAGCCAAGGGTCATCCATTACCATAAAGGGGGATTTACCCTTTGGCTAACCTCAGTCGATCCGTTGTCTTGTTACGGATTATTTGGGTAATTTTTCAAAATCAGTTCGCATCATCCGCTGCTCAACATATGCACGATACTTAGGATCGGCATTGAAGCCCGGATGATTACGCTCTGCAGAGAACTCACGCCTAGTTTGGTAACCAGCAATTCCCTGTTGAGTCGATGCAATCGGGATCTGTCCTTTTGCACTTGGCTTGGGTTCTGCACCCTTGCTTGTCTGTGTGGTCTTAGCATACTTAGCCTGAAGCCCATAGAGGGCTACATCCCAAGATGCCGATGCTAGGTTTTGATTGACTGAAGCTTGTTCTGCAGCACTGAGGTTCTTGCTAGCCCAGACAAAGAGTTTACTCAACTCTTCTCGACCACCAACTAACTCAGATGCCTTAGTATAAGCCATCTCAATCTTAGCCTTCTGTCCCTGCATATATTCATTAACAACATAATCAGGAAGACCAGTCTTCTTCTTAATAACTTCCAATGTCTCAGCCGAAAGATCATTGTTAGCCGTGAACTCAATGGTCCACTGCTTCCAATCATCTGAGGATGCCGGGATGTTTTCTACCTTGGCTACCTCTTCAACCTTGTTCTCTGGAATCTTTAAGACCTCTGGTAACAAAGGAATTGCTTCCTTCACAGGTTCTACCACAGGTTGTCCCGTAACTGGATTAGTAGTTGACGGGGTTGCTTCATACTTCTTCTTCAGGTCTGCGACTTCTTGTCGTGACTGAGTGTATCCTTTTTGAGCAGTCTTTAAACTCTCAAACCAAGCTCCGGCATCCTTGAAGTTTTCAGGGACAGCCATACCTTGGTTTCTTACATAAGCATCAAAGGCTACTTTCTCACGAGCAAGCTGAGCATCCTCTGGAGTCGATGTAAGAGATTGTTCCGAAGACATGATTGGAGTCTCGGAGGATTGTTCCATCATATCGGGAGTCTCTTCATTCATATTGTGTATCTTTCGTTAAATTTAATAAGGCTTCTTCTTGGAAGCGGCTTTCTTAACTGCCATCTTCTTGTCCATCTTCTTATCCATCATCATCTTCTTAGCTGGTTTCTTCTTCATAGTATTCCTTTCTTATGCGAATACGCGATATGGAATCGCTGGTGCGGGATCAACAACAGGAAGCAACTCAATCTGTTCTTCAGTCATCTCAAAACAAACACGGATGTTTGTATGGAATCGTGAGTCAGTTGTGCCGGGTGTAATAACAACACCCTCTTCATCTGTAATTGGTGGCTTTGAAATTGAGCCGATATAATCAATAGCTACTAAACCAGTAGGAACTAGGGTTGTCACACCTTCGTGTACTTGTTCAGCAAGAATACCTGCAGCCACGAGAGCGGCATCGGTTTCTTCTTTAGTATCTGTTCGTAATTGATAATCCATGATATCTTTCTTAGGTTTTGCAAAGGATACAGTTTGTGTTTATAAAACCGTTAGTGCATTAATTTGCGTTTGCGTCAATGCAGTTGGATAGAACTTAATCTGTCTAATTGTTCCAAACATAACTGCATTTGGAGCCGAATCTCCTGAACACCCAACACCCAAATGTGTTGCCACGCTTGCCAATGCAGTTGGAGCAGTTGCTACGCCCAAACTAGTAACCCCGTCATATGAACCGGAGAATGAAGATGCATCAATTGAAAGTGCCAACTTATGACGAGTTCCGTATGCAAGTCCACTAGCAAAATTGCGTTCAGTATTTGTTGATGCTGCAATCTTTCGAGATATTGTCATTGTCGAAGCGGTGTAGTAATAGATCTCTGTTCCATAAGAGAAAGCACCACCTGCCGTGCGATCAAAGATACGAGCAATGTCAAGGAACGCACCGCTTGGTGTATTTGGGATGCAGTCAACAAACAAGGTCTGCGGATAAGGTTTCCCAGAAATGAATGAGGAAGTAGGGATTGTGCAGTGATCCGCAACTCGTAGCACTGTGCTTGTTGAACCTGTAGGGATGTATGAACTTGCGCCAAAACCTAGTTCCGTTTGTGCGCCGTAGACAAGAATGTCTGCGGTTTCGCTGTTGACAGGTGGTCCAGTAATGTTATCCCAAAGCATGATTTGGAACTCAGCACTACCGTCTGTAACTGCAAACGTATGAGTAAACCGTTGCCACGTTGTGGTAACTACGCAGTTAACTCCGGCACTTGATCCCATTCTTAGACCAACATTTTGGATACCTGCTGCACCGTTTGCTATATTTGCTTTCATCCAAACGGACATGGTATATGTGTTACTTGGTACAGATAATATGGTACGGCGAATACGGGAAAATATGCCGTTAACACCGGATGCGCCATTTATTTTGTCAAAAACAATGCGTGTTACAGTTAATGCACCGTCAGGACCAGTAGAAGGATATAGCGGAGTAACTACAGGATCAAGCGCACCATTTGCTACACCATCCCTAGTCCAGTTAGCGTTGTTAAAGTCGTTACTATATGTACATAAATTAGTAGTTGCTCCCTCAATCAACAACCCTTTCGGTTCTGTTGTATTGACTGTAACTGAGGCTGTTGTTGTTGGGATATAGTCGGTAGCTCCACCACTTGTTACATATTCAACTTGCATACCATAAATAGATATATCAAGTGGATCTATAAATCCTTTTAAAGTAATTTCAGTGATAGCATTAGTTCCGACTGACAGATCTATTCTTGTCCATGTTGTAGGTATTGTTACAGCAGACAACAAACTAGAAGCCTGTTGTAAAAAACAGGTTTGTTCAGTAAGTGCATTTGATTTTGCATAAAATGAAATTCTTGCTGTCTTACCAGAAATAGCTGGAACACTAAGTGCTTGTATTATACCAGCATTAACATTACTTGCTGTTAGTTTTGTAGCAGTACCACTAAATCCGGGTGGTGCTGTATCAGCTGTAAGAGTTACAGAGTGTGTGCCATTTTTTTGCGCCCAAGGTGTACCTCCTGCTATAGTAAAGTTATTGGATTGTAATATTAAATTAGTACGGCTTGTAAGAATTGAACTGTCAAACCGAGGGGCGTAGTATGCCGCTGTGGTCGTTGGGTAGTAGGTTTGAGCGGTAGAGCCGGGGTTAAGTTGGAACCCCCACATCTCAAACTGACCAGTTGCTGTTCCTGA